TCAACTTGCGATCAGCCCATGCGTCCGTAGCGTCGCGAGCAGGGCGAGAAGCGTGGCGCGCGCCTCCGTGTCAACCATCGTGCCGCCCGCCGGATCGGCAATGGCGGGCTGCCTGGCGCCGATGATCTGGTCCCCGGCAATGACGTATCCGTCGCTCCGAGCGCCCTCGTCGATCCAATCCGCGCCATCGAATCGCATCATACATGCCCGGTCGGAAACCCAGGCGCGCCAGCCTGCCGCAGGGGAAACGAAGCGCCAGCCGGCGTCGCTCCATCCCGCTAAGGCGTCGTCCCGGCCGGCCCAGGCGCCACTGCCCCCGTCCGCAACGATCCAGCATTGACCCGGCGTCGGAGAAGCCGGTGGCACCGCGAGATCCGCGCTCTGCACGACGGATTGGCAGACCATGTCGAGCGCCAGCAGCGCCTCGTTATGGACCAGTTCCTTCTGGGCCTGGCCCGCCGCCAGCAGCGGCAACGCAAGGCGATCGGTATAAGTGAGGGACATGCGTGTCTCCGTCAGATTGGTCAGGAAAGCGGGAGAAACAGGGGCCGGCTCGGCCCAAAGGTGCCGATCTGCCGGATGGCTATGCTCAGGGGCACCCCGCCGGCCGCGATCAGGTCTGCCGCCCGCTCGGCCGCCGGATAGAGCCAGCGCGGCTCATCGGTCTCGATGGCGCGCAGCGCCGTCCCCCCCGCCATGAGCGTGAGGCGATACCGTTCGCGCTCCTCGCCGAGCGGCGCGTCGACAAGGTCCCGCCAGGCCCAGCCCAGACGGCTGCGGCGGATCCAGCAGACACCGAGGTCCCCACCCTCGGCCCAGATACGGCCATGGACGGGCGCGGGCGGCAACACGGCCCGGCCATCGACCGGCCACTCCGCCTCGGCCGGCACCAGGTCGCCCGCGCCGCTGGCGCGCATCATCAGCAGGCGGCCGATGTCGCCCGCCGTCGTCGGGATGGTGGCCAGCCGTGCCGCATCCAGGAGCACGAAACGCTCGCCGGTCCTGTGGCCGGTCATCGCCCATTCCGTGCCGCGCCAGCCGCGCACCAGCCGGGAGAGCCGGTAGCGCCCCGGCGCAAGGAGGCTGGCCTTGCCATATTGCAGGAGCTCCGCGCCCAGCGCGCAGAGATTGGCGCCGCTCGCAAGCTCACCGTCGTCCGCATCGATCAGGCTGTCCGCCGCGTTGTCGAGCTGAATCTCGACCGTGGTGCGCCCGTCGATCCGCCAGGGCCGTCCGTCGGCCAGCTCATCCAGCGCTGTACCCAGCACCGCGCGCGGCGCCGTCGCGCCCATGGGCTCGGCCGTTTCGGTCTCCGCATGATAACGCAGCAGCGCCGCGCGTCGCCAGCCCGCCGTGTCACCTGTCGCGGCGGCAAAAACCAGCGGCGTCTCCGCCAGCCGGTCGTCGGGTGCCGCCAGTTCTACAAGGGCGAGATGCGTCGGCCCCTGCACAAGGTCCGGCGGCAACAACGCCTGCCCCGAATCGCCCGCGCCGGGCAACGACGCCGTCCCGCCCGCTACGGTCCGGAGCGCGAGGCGCGGGGCCATGTCCTGCCATTCCACCTGCTCGACGATCCAGCGCCCCGGCTCTCCTTCGACGGTCACCACATCGCCGGGCGCGAGATCGAGGGCGGTCCAGTCGCAAGCCCGCGTCAGGCTGCGCCGTCCCGCCAGCCGCGCACGCAGCACCCGGTCGGCCAGCGCACGGGCCGGATCGGCGGCAAGCGCGGCGGGCAGCCCCAGTTCCTCGCTCCGCTGCCCCGGTCCCGGCCGCTCGGCGGATTGCGCGCCGATCTGATAATCGCGCGCAGGATCAAAATGCCGGACCGAGAGACGCGCGGGCACCTCGTCGAGCGGCAGGCACCGCTTTTCGCCCGGTCGCTCCATTTCGCCGTCAATCGCATGCACCACTCTCTTCGCGGCCAGCGTGCGGCCCGTCTCCACGCGCGCAACGAGCTGGATCTCATCGCCCTCTTCGCGCCAGCGCAGCCCATGCACGTCGACCAGCGGCCCAATCGCTTCGCCCAGATCGCTGCCATCGGCGGCATAGCCCTGCACGGCCGGTTCCGTCTCGCCGAGAAAGGCCACATCTCGCCTCATCAGATCGCCAGCGACGGTGCTCACCATCATGCTTCCCTCGTCCGCGATCACTTCCACCGTCAGCGAGGGAATGCGATTGCCGAAGTCCGCCAGTTGCAGTTCCTCCAGCACCATATAGGCCAGCCCGCGGAAGGCCGGCGCCTGCGTCACGCCTACCGCCGCTGCGATCAGCGGATCGACTGCCTGCCCCGCGGCGCCATCATGGATGCGGCAGGCCGCAACCGGCGCCTTGAAATCCCCCGCCGTACCCCGCAGCAGATTGCCGTCCGCCCAGATACGCCCGATGCCCCGGATCGGCCGCGAGGAAAGCGCCACGGCGAGGCTCGCCGAATAGCTGTAGCTCGTCACGCTGGGGCGCCCCTTGCCGCCTCCGCTAGTCGCACTCGCCTCCTTGAGGTCCGTCGCCCAGATCACCGTTCCCGCCACGCGCATCCGCCCGTAGAGGCGCGGGATCTGCGCCCCGTAGCGCGATGTCTGGACGCTGAGGTCAGTCAGCCGCGGCCCGGTTCGCGGGCCCGGCTTGAAGATCAGTGCATCGGCCGTCTGCCCGACCAGCGCACCGATGGCGCCGCCGATAGGTCCGCCCAGCACCGTGCCGATCGCCGTGAATACCAGGGTCGCCATGTCAGTCACTCTCTCCTTCCGGAACACGCCACAGTCCCAGGATCGGCCAGGGCGCCGGCGGCGGCATCAACACAACCCGACCTAGGCCGGCATGGGCATGCACATGGCCCGCTTCCGCCCGGATCATGAGGTGGAGCTGCATCGGCCCACTGTCGACGAGCAGCACATCGCCGGGCTGCTCCCCATCGGCCGGCACCAGCCCGCCGGCCCGCAGCAGCGCGTTCGCCCGCGCCCGGCCGGTGCCGCGCAGCGCATAAGCAGGCGGCTCGCTCACGCGCAGCCCTGCTCCCGTCAGCGCCGCCAGCACCAGCCCCACGCAGTCGAGCCCCGTCGCCGGGACGCGCCCGCGTAGACGGAACGACGCGCCGACGAGCGCCAGCGCCTCCGCCGCAATGCGGTCTCCAATCGTCATGAGTCAGGCTCCCGGATAGCGGGTCAGCAGGTCCATGCCCGGCAGGAAAGGCTCGCCACGGAAATTGACGGCATTGCCAAAGCGCCCCGCGCAGGTGGCGAGCCGTTTGTCGCAGCCCTGCGTCAGCAGCGCCCGTTCGCCCGGCATCACCGGGAGGGGCGGCGGCTCGGCAAGGGTCAGCGTGTCGCCGCTCTGGTCGACGATCATCTGGTCGATGCCCGCGCAAGCACCCGTCAGCCAGCGCAGCGTGCCGAACGGATAGCGCCCCGCCTCCAGTCCCGAGAAGCGCACAGTCTCGCCATCGCTCGCGGTCAGCATCGCCAGGCGCTGCAAGGGCCGAAGGTCCACGGTGCACGCCGCATCGCCCAGCCGTGCCCGGCACGTTGGACTCGTCGCCGGCGCGGCGGGTCGCGCCAGCAGTGCCCCCAGCCCCTGCAAGGCCACGCTATATTGCGCGCCCGTCTGCGCGATGCTCCCCAGCGTGCCACGCGCGAGCTCCAGCCACAGGGCGCCCGGGTCTGTCCATTCGGTGAGGTGCAGCATCGCTCTTGCCCCATCCCAGCGCCCCGCATCGAGGTCCGCTGCACTGATCGCCGCACTGCTGATCGCGCCCTGCACTTCGGTCAGATCGGCCCTCGGATCGCCGCCGCGCAGCACGGCGCTCGGCGTGATGCCGGGCGCCGGCGCATAGATGAGGCCGTCCACCTCCAGCGCCCGGTCATGGCTGGTAAGACCGATCGTCACGCCATCGCGCCGCTCCAGCCGCCAGCAGAAGGCAAAGGCGCACAGCTCCTGCGCCAGGATCGCCGCCGCCCCGCTCATTCGCGAATCTCCACCAGCGGCACGGACGGCACGATCCCCGCCGCGAAGGTCTCACGGTCGATCTCCAGCCGGTCCTCGGCAAAGCGCACCGGCACATCGAAGACAAAGCCCGCGCTCACCGTCACACCCGCACCGGGCGCCATCTCGAACAGGATTTCACCCCGCCCGTCATGACTCCAGCCGCTCGTCTGCTCCACGCCATCGAGCGCCACGCGGATCGAGCCCGCCACCGGTCGCGTGATAGGCCGCAATTGGGCCTCACTGCCCGCGCCATAGCGCTTGACGAGCGCGAAGGCCGCCTGTGCCCCATCGCCCACGCCCAGCACCTGGTCGCCCGCATCCGGCTCCCCACCGAACGCGCCCGACACATGGTCGAACGGATCGCGGAAACGGAACCCCCGCGCCGCACCCCGCCGTGCCCGGAAAAAGGCGATCAGCGCCGCGATGTCCGCCTCCGAGCGCACGCCCGGCCCGGCATCAAAGCGCAGCCGCGCATCCGCCCATTGCGTCGAACGCTGCTCATGGCCCGAGATGCTCTCGACGATGCGCGTGGAGAAAGCCGGCGCCACCTGCGCCCGCGCACCGATGTCGAGCGGGAAAGGAATGTCGTCGAATGCCTGCACCTCAGCATCTCCCGAAAGATGGAACAGCGTGAATCCGTCGCGTGCCACTTGCGGCAACGCCCAGATGAACGTGGCGGCACTCTGCCCCCGCGCAGCCTCGGCTGCCCGTGCGATGCGGGCCCAGGCCGTGGCGGTCGCGCTCGCGCCGAGCCCCGCCGGTACGAAGCCCGCGAGATAATGCTGATCCGCCACGCCGTAGCCGAGCCGTGCCGCCAGCACCGCGCGCGCATTCGCGGTGCGCGCGCCATGCCCATCCGTCACCCAGTCATAATCCTCGACCTGAAGCCGGTCGAAGGCCGGCGCCGCCCAGTCCAGCGGTACATTGGCCCGCCGCAGCTCCGGCGCGGCGGGATCGAGCACGCTCGGCAGGAAAACCAGCAGCAGCAGTTCCGCATCCGGCGCCTCGGCCCGCACCGCCGCGCCCAACGCCGCCGTCGATGCCGCCAGCAGCCCCCCTGCCGCATCCAGCAGCGCCGTCTGCCCGACATCCAGCGGCGCGAACACGCTCGCAATCTCCGGCGGCGCGCCGCCCAGCGCCGCCACGGTCGCATCGTCATAGAGGCAAGGCCGCCCGTCCCCCGTTACCCACCACCAGGGTTCGCCGATCTGGAAGCGCACGCCCAACCCTGCATCGCGGGCCAGGACCACGAAGGCCCGTCCCACTGCCTGAAGATAGGCCATGGCCGCGCCATTGGCCGGCGAGAGCAGAGTCGAAGGCGGCGACCATCCCGTGAGCGCCGGCGCCCCGTCCCACGCGCGCTGTTTCCATGCGTCCGGGCAATAGGCATCGAACAGCTCATAACTCAGCGACAGGATGAGCCCAAAGCCAAGCGCCTTGCACCGCGCAGCGAAATCCGCATGCCACCGCGCGCACGGCGCATTGATCGCCCCGCCCGCCAGCGTCACGGCGAACCCCTCGCCCGCCGGCCCCAGCCGAGGATAATGGCTCATGCCCACATAATGATTGATCGCGCCGCGATAACCCAGATGCAGGGCCTGCCGCAGCACGCGCTCAGGCGTCAGATTATAACAATCGTCATAGCCGGTCGCGATGGAGACGCCATGCTCGGGCACCATTGCGTCGCCCACCTCCAGCACCGATCGCGGCCCCGCACAGCCTATCTCGCTCAGCTCCACCCAGCCCCCTGTGGCGGCCGGAAACACTGTCTCGCCTTCATCATAGGCCGGCGGCACGATGGAGATGAACAGCCGGTCGATGTCGTGGGGCCACACCGGGTCCGCCTCCTCGGGCAGCGTGTAGCCGCCGACCAGCGCATCGAAGTCCAGCGTCACCACCGCATCCTCGGGCGAGCCGACGGCGTAGTTCCACAGCCGCACATACCAGGCACGCGGCGCGCCGGCCGCGTCCCGCCCTTCGATGGTGAGCGTCGGCCCGTGCACCGCATCGAGCGGTTTCACGCCGCCCGAGCGCCAGTGGAAACGCAGCACGCAGCCGGAGAAATCCCGATCGCACGCATAGGCCAGCAGCGGATGATCCCAGCGGTCCTCCGCGTCCCAGATCAACCCTGCCAGATCGCCCGACGTATGGAAGACGGCATCCACGCGCAGCCCGTCCGCACCGGCGGTCACCACGCTCGCCATCATCGGCCGGGGAAAGTCCACGGTCCAGAAAGGCGGCGCAAACCGCTTCATCACGCCGACCTGCTGATCGCCGCGTGCCGTCGCCAGCCAATAAGGCATGGGAGTCTCCCTTAGAGTGATGTCGAACCAGATGGTTCAGTGCGCCTGCGAAAGCAGGGGCCAAGGCCCAACCGAACGCCATCGCAGCGCCTGATTGGTCGGAGCAAGAACGAAACGCCTCTAATCCGCCAGAGCGCCGCGCACAGCCCGCGCGACCTGTCGCGCGCTGCGAGCCAGCGCCCGCGGCGTATCCTGTCCGCTGCCGTTCACGGTGATCGACACGCGCACATCGCGCCCACCACTGCCTGCACCGCCTGCACCGGGCATCACCTGCCCGCTGCTCGTCGGCAGGAAAACCTCCGGCCCCCGCTCACCGACCAGATAGGCCCGTCCCGGCGCAACCGGCCCGCCGGTCGCGCGGCCGGGCAAGCCGAGCGCGGAACCCAGCAGCGCCGATCCCAACCGCAGCAGCCCGCCGCCCAGGCCATTTCCGCCTGACCCGCCGGCGAGACCCAGCGCTCCCAGCCCGTCGCGCACCGCGGCCGCCGCGATTTGTCCCATGACCGCGAGCGCCGCCTTGCCCAGATCCTCGAAGCCCAGCCGGCCGGTCCGCGCCGCCCGCAGCAGCCCGCTTTCGATCGCGCGGCCCGCCGTCTCGGCGCCATGCACCAGCGGCCCTTCGAGCTGCCCTCGCATCTCCGCCACATCCTTGGCAAAGCGCGACAGGTCCGCGCGCACGCCAACGGTCAGTGTCTCGATTTCCTCATCCATCGCTCTCTCCATCCGGATGCTGTGCTCGCAACCGTGCCAGCGCCGCGCGGTCGAGCGGCACGACCTCGCCGACGCCCGCGTCGCCAAAGGCCGCGAGCACCGTCGCTAGCTCGTCGGGCGTTGCGCGCCAGAACTCGTCGGGACGCCAACCGAGCAGCAGGGCCGCCTGCCCCGCCAGTTGCCGCGCCGCCTCGCTCACGAGCAGACTCATGACGATCCGCTCAAGAGCTGCCGCAGGATCGCGCGGATCGCCGGCAGCCCGGCGCCCACCCCTTGTGCAACCAGCGCCTCGCCCACCGCCTCGCGGCTCAAGCCTTCCCGCGCGGGCAGGCAATGCCAGATCAGCGCCGCCATCTCGGCCAGGCCAGTCGCCCCTCCGCCGCCCGGTCGGCGAGAGCCAGCAGCGGCCCCAGCTCGGCCTCCGCCGCCACCAGCGCCGCAAAGCTCGGCCGCACGCATAGCGTCTGCCCGTTCATCACGAACGCCGCCTCGCCGCGTACGGGATTGGGGGCGGGATTGGGGGTGGGATTGGGCCCGCTCACAGCGCGCTCACCGCGCCGGAGCTTTCCAGCGCGAGCGTGTAATTGCGCTCGCCATTATAGTCCCCGGCATAATCGAGCCGCGTGACGAGGAACGTGCCGCGCAGCTTCTCACCGCTTTCGAAGGCCAGCTCATACTCGTCGATGGCGCCGGCCAGCGCATGATCGCGCAGCCGCACTTCCGCCGCCGAGCCCGTGAAGATGCCCGCCCCCGAAACGCTCACCGAGCGCACGCCCGCGCCGGGCAACAACTGCCGCCACCCGCCTGAATCCTTGCTGGTGATGTTCACAGCCTCGCCATTGACGCTGATCTGCGTCGTGCGCATTCCCGCGACGGTCGCATAGGAGACCGGCGACCCGCCATCCCCGATCTTGAGCAGAAACGCGCTGCCTTTTTCCACGGCCATGGATCTGTCCTTTCCAGATGTGAAGTTTGATGAACCGCGCAGAGACCGCGCAGAGAGCGCAGGGAAGATGGTGCAAGGGAGCGAAGCCGCTTCCGGACGGGATGCGATTATCCCCACACAAAACCGCCGTGGCGCGACCGTGATGTCTCCGCGCCCTCTGCGCGAAAAAGCGCTTCTTCGCTCAGTTCAGCCGCGCCAGCCGGATCGAATAATCGACGCTCGCCCGCCACTCCCGTTCGGTCCGGCGAATGCGCGAGCGCTCGAACGCCAGTGCGGTGATGCGCCACGCGCCAAGGTCGCTCGCCATGTCTCGCAACAGCACATCCACTCGGTCGAGAATCGTCGTGACGGCCGAGAGCTGGTCCCCGCGCAGCACCAGCTCGATGCCCTGCCGCAGCGTCACGCCATCCACGCCGCGCGCGCCCCAGCCCACTGCGTTCGCCGTACCGACCAGCAGCCAGGGCGGGCTCGCCTTCACCGGATCGCCGTCGGCAATCTGGTTGACCAGCCCCGCCAAGGTCGCATCGGCCGCCATCGCCGCCAGGATCGCCGCCCGAACCGCCAGTTCCGCGCTCATGCTCCATTCTCCCGCAAAAGATCGTCCGCGCCCGCTGCATCCCAGCGCCGTCGCGCATCGCGCCCACTGAGGCGGATCGCCTCGCCTTCCACATCCACGCGCAGGCCCGGCAGCTCAGCCCGCAAGCGCTGCGCCAATCCGTCGCGCAGCTCCGCCGCGCGCGCCCGCGCCGCCGCGCCGATCGCCGCCCTCATCGCAGCCGCATCCGCCGCCAGGGCCGCCACAGCGCCGCCACTGCGGCGGGCGGCTGCGGCGTCACGCCTTCGCGCAGCGCATGATAGTCGCCGGCCAGGCGAATGATGCCGTGGCGGATCGCATCGGGCAGTCCTTCGGCGTCCGCCGCCATGCCCGCGCGATAGCTCACTCGGATGCGCGGCGCGCCGGCCGCATCGGCCATGCGCACCCACCCGTTGCCGTCCCCGTCGATGTCGATCGCATACGCTTCGACCGGCAACGGCACGGGCGCGCCGCTGGCCGGCAGCGCCGTCACCGCCTCGATGCTTGTCACCGGCCGCATGGCCAGGGCCTGCCAGCCACAGCGCACATCGAGCACTTCCTCCACGCCGCGCGTGATGAGAAGCTGGCCCAGGAAGCGCTCGGCCACGTCGCTGGCCGCGCGTAGAAGATCGGTGAGCAGCGCATCTTCGTCGGCACGGCTGATCCGCAGATAGGCCTTGAGGGCCGCGAGCGGCGCGGCGAGCGCCCCCCCGCTTTCGATGGTCACGGTCATGGCAGGGAGCCCTTTGCTTGGCTGTCGGAAGGAAGAGGTATGCCGCCCCGCCGGGAGGGGAGAAACCGGGCGGGGCGGCGCGTCGTGGCCATACGCCTCCGCCGTCACCCAGCGAACGCCGGGCTCGCGGGGAAAGCGCATCGCCCCGACGGGTCAGGACGCCGCGAATTTCATGAGCTTGATCGCCTCGCTATTCGCCACGCCGCCGCCAATGCGCTGCACGGCGTAGAAGTTCACGAACGGCTTGTTGGTGAAAGGGTCGCGCAGGATGCTCGTCCCACCCCGCTCGGCGATCACATAGCCGCGCTGAAAATTGCCGAACGCGATGGAAAGGCTGTCCGCCGCGATGTCCGGCATGTCCTCGGCCTCCACCACCGGGTAGCCGAGCAGCGTCGCCGGTTGCCCCGCCGTCAGGCTCGGCTGCCACAGGAATGCGCCGTCCGCCGTCTTGAACTTGCGGAGCACCTGCCCGTCCTCGCCGGCATAGACCAGCGCGCCGGAGGGGCGAGCGGCATTGTCGAGCAGCGCCTTGTTCCAGCGCGTCGCGGCATTGTGGATCGCCACCGCGCCCGCCGCCGCACCCAGGCAACCCAACCCATAATGATCGTCCGTGGGATTGAGCGCCTTCAGGTGCACGATGGCCGTGCGCCCAGTCGCATCCTCACTGGCATAGCGCGTTGCCGTTTCGCCGGCGCGGTAGAGGTAAGCGCGCGGCCAGCCCTGCGCGTCGGCCTCGATACGCACGCGCTCCGGGCGCAGCGCATAGAGGCTCGCCGGTAACCCATCCGCGCCATGGCCGATCTGCACATAGCCATTGCCGTGGAGCAGCAGATGCGCGGCCAGCGTCTCCACCAGGCTCTGCCCTGCCGCGCGTCGCCGCACCAGCGCGAGCGCCGCCGCGGCATCCTCCGGGCGGGTGGCGCGCGCGGTGAGCGCCGCGCTCCCCGCCGCCTCGCTCACCAGCCGCAACGCACGCTGCGCCACCGGATTGGCAAGCGCAGCTTCGCGCAGTTGCGCTTCGTAACTTTGCGGCCAGTCGCCGCCATGGCCGCCGCCCCAGCCGCATCCGGCCCAGCCACGCCCCAGCGGCGGCCGCGGGACCATGCCCGCGCCCTTGCGTCCAAACCATTTCATCCGATTGTCTCCCAGTTCGGCCCCTCGGGCAGAAGGCAAGGCAAGGCGCGGGCGCAACCCAAGCCGCCGCCGCTGCGCGCACGCGGCGCGCTTCATTGTCTGTGTCTGTCAGGATCGCCCCTTTGCCGGCACGCTCAACGCACGCCGAACCCGTTATCCCAGCGAGCGCCGGGATCTGGCTTGGTCTATCCTCGGTTTCCGATGAGACCTGATCGGCGTCTCACCCCGGAGACGATCGCGCTTCAGGCGGCGATTAGCCCCAGCCCCACGCCTTTCACGGCGGCGGACGTCCGGTCGGAGACGTCCAGCTTTTCGTAGATGCGGCGCATATAGGTATCCACCGTTCCCGGCGAGATTTCCAATATGTCGGCAATCACCGTATTGCTCTTGCCCCGCGCAACCCAGTCCAGAATTTCCTTCTCCCGGCTGGAGAGCTGCCGGTCACGCGCCACGTCGTCTGCAAAGAGCGCGCAGATGCGCAGATGCGCCGCCTGTGCCGCAAAGTGCAGCATGGAGAGCAGCGCCGGCTCGGGCGGTTCCTTCAACGTCATCCGGCCCAGGCCCACTACCGCGTTGCGACCGCCCGGGCCGTAGCAAGGCAGCGAATAGCCGTCTGGAAAATTGGCGGCCTTCAGCTTCTCCCAGAAGGCGCGCTCTTCTGCCGTGGTCTGCGCCGTTTGCCACACCTCGGTCCAGCGCACGGGCACACCGGCGGCCAGCGCCACCCGCGGCACGATGTCGTAGCGCTGGAAATCGAAGGCCAGATAGGTCTCGATCTCGTCGCGCGTAAAGCCGTGCTGCAATGGCGGGGTCGCAGGCATGCTGCCGCCAGTGCGAAAAATGTAATAACTATTGGCGCCGAAGCCGTAGCGTCGCAAATATCGCGTCATATGCCGCCAGATCATCGGCAGTGATGTCGCATCCGCAATTCGTCTCAGGATGACGTCCATTTGGGGGCTTGTTCCTCATCATAGGACCCATTCGCTGCGCACTGATCGTTTCTTGGCGGTCTCCCCCAGTCCCGCCGTCGAATAGGCATGAATCGTCCCAGCAGCTTTATAAGGCTCGAAGGCGGATGTTTCCAGAAGATGTCAGTAATAATTCGGTCATCGCCCAGACCAGCGCATCGGCGCGATCCGGGGAGCGGCCCGGCCCTTCATAGCCGCCGCCGATGGTCAGGCCGCAAAGCTGGTCCTCCAGCGCCGGGAAGCAGCCGGCGTGGCACACGCGGCCCGCTTCATAGAGCGCTGCCACCGGCTCCGCCCGAGCGGTCTTGCCTCGCGTCGCATGAACGAGCCGTACCGGCAGGCTCGCCTGCGCTGCCCGCAGCACCGCGCGCACCATCTCGCCGCCATTGTTCGCCTCCGCCACGACACGGTCCGCCTGCCAGCGCTCGGCTGCCTCGGCCACGCGTCGCGCCCATTGCTCCGGGCTTACCCCGGCAATCGAGGCGTCCTCCAGCACATATCCCACGCCGTCCGCATCACATCCCGCGACAAGGATACCGCACGCATCGCCCTGCGCGCTCGCCGGTGGGTCCACCGCCACCACGATCCGCGCCAGGCCCACACGATCCGGCGCCGGTCCCTTGCGGCGGCATTGCTCGATCGACAGACGCGTCCACAGCGCACCGGCGACATCCAGCAGCAATTCCCCGTCCAGTTTCTGCCGCCCCAGCCGCGTGCCGGCAAAGCCGCGCTCCATATCCGCCAGAAAGGCGGCGGGCAGCGCGGCGGCATTCTCTTCCGTCCGCCCGCGCGTCATCGTCACGCTGGGGTCCGCCGCCAGACGCACGACCAGCGGCACTGGCCGGGGCGTCGTCGTGGCGACGATCCGCGGGCGGGTGCCCAACCGCATCCCCATGGCCAGATTGTCCCAGGCTTCCACGCCATACGGCCATTTGCCGATCTCATCGGCCCAGCCATGGCTATGCTGTGGCCCCCGCAGCGAATCCGGGTCCGCCGCGCCGAAGATGCGCGCCCGCGCGCCATTGGGCCAATGCAGTTCGCGCCGCGAGGGCAACCAGCGCGGCCGGCGCCTCGCTGGCGCGATCGCCAGCAACCCGCTCGCTCCTTCCACCATGACACTGCGCGCATCCTCCAGCGACGCGCCGACCAGCGCGATGCGGGCCGTACCGTCACGTTCGGCCATACTGCGCACCCATTCCGCGCCGGCCCGGGTCTTGCCGAACCCGCGCCCCGCCATGAGCAGCCAGGTCGACCAATCGCCTGCCGGTGGCAGCTGTGTCGGCCGTGCCCGACAAAGCCAGTCGTTCACCAACCGCGCACGCCCCTCCGCGCCGATCGCCTCCAGCAGCGCCGCACGCTCATCGCCCGGCAGTCGCGCGACCCGCTCCGTGATGGACCTGCCCGCTACCATCCGACCACCTTTTCCTCTCGCTCACCACTCGGCTGCCAACCACAAACGGTTTCCGCCTCACCTTCCAGGTCGCCCACTCGCTATCTGCCCAACGCATCGATCCGGTGGCTCAAACAGGCAGAACCTTCCCACGTTGCGATCTTCCCCTGCGCCGGCACCAAGGCGCTGATCACCGCATTGCTCGGCCTATGCAGCGCTCCATCCTTCAGCCGGAGTCGGCCGGCCCCGGTGTGCCGCGCGCGCTACTCTTCGCATCCCCAGCAGCCCCTTCGCCCACTTCCTCGCCAAAATCCGCAGCGCCACCGCTCAGCGCCCGCCCCCGCACACGCCTGGTCAGCGGTGCGGCGCGCTCGTCCAGACCAGCTTCGGCACCATCGCCCGCATCGGCATTTCCCTCATGTCCGCCCAGCGCCTCCTCGGAAGGCGTTCCTCCCTGCGTCGGCGCCTCCTGCGCTTGCCGCCGCTCACTTTCGGCCAGCCGCGCGGCGATCTCGTCGAGGCACGCACTGGCGCGGTCGACTGCATCCGCGTCGCCATTTTCATTCGCCTCGCCGTGCTCGCCGCGATAGGCCAGCACCTCCGCCCGATGCGCCGCATAGAGCCGCATCGCACAGACGAAGGGAAAGCTCCGGGTCGTGCGGACATATTTGAGCTGCCCGGTCGCCCCGTCCGTGATCGTCTCGACGCGCTCGGTGCCTTCGATCCCCTGCCGCATCAGCGCCATTTCCAGCTCGGACCAGCCGATCTCCAGCGCTTCTCCCCAGGCCCGCGCGAACTCGGGGTCCCGGTGCTTGAGTTGATAAGCGGCGGGAAGCGACATCTGCGCCCGGGCAGCTGACGCGCGCACATTGGCCGTCTGGCTCAACGCGGCAAGGAAGATCTCCCGCCGCCGCGCCGTCCACCGGTGGTAACGGCGCATGCGCAAAGGGGCCGAGCCGGCGGTATCCGCCGGCGGAGTCTTGGATGCCAT